GAAGAGAAGAAAACTCGCGCCCTTCTCCCAATTCCTCCCGAGTCGCGTAACATTCGGGACGGAGTCGGCCCGCAACCCAGAATGGACACCCCCTCGTGTCTGATCTTGCACCGATGCTCCCCGGGCTCGGCGACGACGACGGCCGGCACCCCCCGCTGGTCGGCGCCGTCCGCCGGACACTGGCCGCGCTCGACGCCGACGGTCTGCTCGGCGAACGGCACGCCGCGATGATGGCGACCGCCCTGTTCCTCGCCGACGCCCTCGGCACGTCGGCCCGCGGCCGCGGCGCCTCGCTGGCCCTGCTGGCCCGCGAGCTACGCGAAACCCTGGCCCTACTGCCCGAACCGGTGACCAATGACGACGACGACGCCTGGGCCGACTTTGAAACCCAGTTCCGTTCCGCCGCGATGGGCGACACCCCGAAACCCTGACGCCCGCACCGACGGCCCGCTGGTCGCGAACGTCGGCGCCGCCCTGGGCACGCCCCTGCTGCCGTGGCAGCGGCTCGTCGCCGACGTCGCCGGCGAACGGACCGAGTCGGGCGGCTACGCGTATCCGATCGTGGTCGTCACCGTGCCCCGTCAGTCGGGTAAGACGACGCTGATGCGGGCCCGGCTGGTGACCCGCTGCATGATGCAGCGCGGCGCGATGACGTTCTACACCGCCCAGACCGGAAAGGATGCGAGGGAAAGGTGGGAAGATCTCGTCAAACAGGTCGCGATCTCGCCGCTACGGTCCCGGGTCCACGCCCGCCGGGCCGTCGGCTCGACCCGACTGGAGTTCTGGAACGGGTCGCAGCTGCGCGTATTCGCCCCGTCAGAGTCGGCGATGCACGGCTCGACCCCGACCGAAGTCCATCTCGACGAAGCCTGGGCGCATGACCGGCTGCGCGGTAACGCCCTGCTGGGCGCGATCACCCCGGCCCAGATCACCGTCAGGGATCGGCAGCTGTGGATCGTGTCGACGGCCGGCACCGTCGCCTCGGAGTTCCTCCGCGAATGGGTCGACCTGGGCCGCGACGGCGCCCCCGGCGTCGCCCTGTTCGACTGGTCCTGCCCGGACGGGCTCGACCCGTACGACCCCGACGTCATCGCCGCGTTCCATCCCGCGGTCGGCTGGACCCAGACCGTCGACGACATTCTGTCGTCGGCGTCGAAGCTGTCCCGCGCCGAGTTCGAGCGTGCCTACGCGAACCGCTGGACCGGCACCGAAGCGGCGATCATCACCGCCGGCGACTGGGCCGCCCTGGCCGCCGACCAGACACCGCCGGCCGCCGGCCTCGTCCTGGGCTACGACGTGGCCCACGACCGGACGTCGGCCGACATCGTCGCCGCGTGGCCGGCCGGCCCCGACGGCGAGATCTCGGTCCGGCTGGTCCGGTCCGACGACGGCGTCGACTGGGTCGCCGGCGCCGTTCTTGAGCTCGTCGACAAGCTGGCCCCGGCCGCCGTGGTCGCCGACGGCGCCGGCCCGGTCCGCACAGTCAACGACGCCCTGGCCGGCCGGCCCGCCCTCGCCGGCCTGCATACCGTCCTGACGTCCGCCGAGTATTCGTCGGCCTGCGGGGAGTTCCTGGCCGACGTCCGCACCGCCCGCCTGGGCCACGACGGGTCGGACCGGCTGGCCCGGGCCGTGGCGGCTGTCGTGACGCGCCCGCTCGGCGACCTGTGGGTCTGGTCCCGGACACGCTCAAAGGCTGGCATATCGGCGCTGGTGGCCGCTACGGCTGCATCCTGGGTCGTCCGCCACCCGGCCGACCCCGAACCGTCGCCCTTCATCGTGACCGGATGAGTCGGCCGGTCTGGATCGACCGCGGCCCGGCGTCAGTACTCGCCTGCTGCGCGGACTGCCGGCCCCTGTGGCGGGTCGCAGCCGTCGACGACGCCGACGGCTGGCGCCAGCTGGCCGCCCACGTCACCGCCTGCCACCCGACCCCCGACCCCCGACTCGTCCGCACTGTGAGACAAGGGCTCGACCGCGTGCAGAAAACTAGTACTAGCGCCGGTTAGATGGGATCTGTGACCCCCCCCGGGTCCACGGCATCCCCCGCCAACACCGCTACGGCATCCCCCGCTGCGCGCTGGCCGATCGAGTCGCCGTGGGCGAACAACGACTGGCTGGCATCGGCGACCCTGGCCGGCCTGTTCGGCGACGGGCCGCTGCCCCTGTGCCGTGCCGAAGCGATGCGCGTTCCGGCGATGGCCCGGGCCCGGCACGTCCTGTGCCCGACGATCGCCCGGCTACCGATCCGCTGCTACGCCGTCGACCAGCTGGTCGACCCGCAGCCGACCTGGCCGTCGCGGACCGACGGGCCGCTGTCCCCGTTCCATCGGATGCTGTGGACCGTCGACGACATCCTGTTCACCGGCTGGTCACTGTGGCTCGCCGACCGCGGCGCCGACACGTTCCCGCTGCGGCTGTCCCGCGAACCCCGCGACCGTTGGGACTTCGACGACGACGGTCTGGTGATCGACGCCGACGGCCAGCCGTACGACCCCGCGACCGTCGTCCTCATCCCCGGCCCGCACGAAGGCGTGCTGACGTTCGGCGTCGACGCGATCCGCGACGCCGCGTCGCTGCAACGGGCGTCACGCCGCACCGCCGAATCCCCGGTCCCGGCGGTCGAGCTCCATCAGACCAACGACGCCCCGATGCTGCCCGACGAGATCGACGAGCTCGTCGCCCGCTGGGTGAAAGCGCGGAACAATCCCGGCGGCGGCGGCGTGTCCTACACCCCGAAGTCGATCGAGCTACGTACCCACGGCGCGCCGGCCGAATCGTTGCTACTCGACGGCCGGAACGGGGCCGCCGTCGACATCGCCCGCGTCGTCGGCATCCCCGCCGCCACGATCGACGCGACCCAGACCGCGGCGTCGCTGACCTACGAAACCCAACAGGGCCGAAACGCTGAGCTCGTCGACTACGGCCTAGCCGCCTACATGGCGGCGATCTCGGCCCGGCTGTCGATGGACGACATCGTCCCCCGCGGACAACGGTCCGCCTTCGACGCCGAAGAACTGCTCGGCCCGATGCCCGGAATGACCGGCGCGGTGACCAATGACTGACCGGGTGCCGATCGTGCCCGCCGGCCTGGTCGGCGTCGAAGTCGCCTGCCCGCAGTGCGGCGTGCTGGAACGGATCGCCGTGCAGCTGGTTGGTGTGCTGACCATGCCAGCCGACGACGGCTCGACGCTGCGCGTCAAAGCGAAGTCGCGGCCGATGGACCACGAGTGCCGCGCGATCGAAGTCGACCTGTTCACCGCGACCGAACCGGATGAGGCGACCAACGATGTCGACTGAGACCCTGACAGCGACCCGCCCGTCGGCCGTGGTCGACGACCCGGCCCGCCGCACGATCGCCGGCCTGGTCGTCCCCTACGGCACCCCCGGCTACACGTCCGGCGGCCCGCTGCGCGTCAAGGCGGGCGCGATCCGACTCCCCGCCGACCTGTCCCGGGTGAAGCTGCTCGCCGGCCACGACCGGGCCGCCCCCGTCGCCTACGCGATCTCGGCGACTGAGTCGCCGGCCGGTCTGCTGATGACGTTCAAAGTCGCCCCGACCCCGGCCGGCGACGCCGCCCTGGTCGAAGCTGCCCACCATGTTCGGGACGCTTTCAGCGTCGAGCTCGACGCGATCGCCCTCGACGGCGACCTGATTACCGACGCCGAACTGACAGCGGTCGCCCTGCTCGCCCTGCCCGCATTCCCCGACGCCCGGGTCGCCGCTGTCGCGGCCCAACGACACGAGAGGTCCACCATGCCCGCATCCCCCCCGACCCCGGCCGCCCCGCCGGCCGACGACGTCGACGACGTCGACGACGCCCCGACGGTGCCCGCCGACCCCGACGACGACGACACCGACGACGACGACGACACGACGGCGCCGGCGCCGGCGCCGGCCGTGCAGGCGGGCCGCCGGCCGGCCGGTCTGCCGACGCCGGGCCGGCGGGGCCGGGCGATGAGTTTCGCCCGAACGGTCGAGTCGCTACGCCGGACCGTGGTCGAGCGTGGCCCGGCCGCCCTGGTCGCCGCCCTGTCCGACATCACCCCGGCCGCCGACACCGGGCAGGGATACCTACGCCCGCAGTGGCTCGACGAGATCTGGACCCCGGTCGCGGCCCGCCGTGACTTCATCGGCGCCGTCCAACAGCTGCCCCTGACGTCCGGTCTGAAGGTCTACGGCTGGAAATGGGTGACGACCCCGAAGGTCGGCCCGTACGCGGGCAACAAAACAGGCATCCCGTCGAATCAGGTCAGCACCGAACCGGCCGAAGCGCCGATCGAGCGTTTCGCCGGCGGCTGGGACATCGACCGTATCTACGTCGACCTGGGCGACCCAGGGTTTCTTGAGTCGTTCTTCCGGGCCGCCGTCGCCGACCTGGCGAATCAACAGGAGGCGGGCGTGGCCGCCGTCCTCGAAGCCGAAGCGACCCCGGGCGACACCGGCGCCGCCCCCGACCTGTGGGGCCAGCTGGACCTCGCCGCCCGAATGCTGATGCAACAGGGTGCCCGGCTCACGTTCGCCGGGATCTCGTCCGACCTGTGGTCGCAGTACGTGTCCGGCACCGCGACCGAGGTTCCCTGGTGGGTCGTGAAAGGCAACGTGCCCTCGCTGGCCGACTCGACTGGCGACGCCGCGGGTTTCTCGTTCTTCTGCAACGCCGACCTGGCGCCGGCGACCGTCCTCGCCGGCGACAAGCTGGCCGTTACCCACTACGAGTCGCCGACGATCCGCGTCCAGGCCGTCAACATTCCGAACGGCGGCGTCGACCTGGCCGTGTTCTCCTACCAGGCGACCATGGTTAACGACGCCCGCGGCCTGGTCGCGGTCACCGGCACCGGCGTCTGACCCCGACGCCCGTGACGCATCCCCCGACGACCAGCGGGGCCGGGCCGGCCTCATCGACTCCGGCCGGCCCGGCCTCGCTGGACGCTGTCAAAGAGCTACTCAAGAACACGCCGGCGACCGACGACCCGCTGATCGCGGCCGCCGTCGCCGCCGTGAACGCCTGGGTCGCCCGGCTGCCCTGGGCGACCGACCACGACGACGCCGGCGTGCCCAGCTGGCGCGCCGACGTCACCTACGGCGGGAATCTGCTGGCCGGCCGGCTGTACCGGCGGCGGAACTCCCCGGCCGGCGTCGAGTCGTTCTCCGACATCGGCGGCGCCGTCTACGTCCAACGAAACGACCCCGATATCGCCATGATGCTAGGCATCGGCACCTACGCCCGCCCGGTGATCGGATGAGCCTACGAACCGCGGTCACCGATATGGTCGACGCCCTGACCGGCGCCGGGATCTCCGCGGCCGCCGACCCGCAAGAGTTGAACCTGCCCGCCGTCTGGGTCCAGCTGTCGACGGTCGCCGAGAACCTGCTGTCCGGCGACATCACTGTCACGCTCAAGCTGAACCTGATCGCCGGCGACGCGGGCACCCTCGCCGCACTCGACACCCTGTCAGACCTGTATCAACAGGTAATCGGCGTCGTCACCCCGAACACCGACACCGACACGACGACCGTCACCGTCCAGCTACCCGACAACCCGACGTCGCCGATGCCTGCCTTGCAGCTGACCGTCGCCACCCCCGAAACCCTTACCTAGAAAGGCGAAACGATCATGACCGTGACCGACACCGTCCCGAGGTCGTACAAGCTGGGCCCCGGGTCGCTGATTATCGGCGACGCCGGAACCCCGATGGAGATCTCGTGTCAGATCACCGCCTGCTCGATCGAGTTCGACGTGAACGCCGACGACGACGTCCCGACCCTGTGCGGCGGCACCCTCGCCGGCGACGAGACTGAGACTGCGAAGCTGACCGGAACGATCATTCAAGATCTTTCCGACGACGGCGTCGTCGAGTACTCGTGGGACAACTCAGGCACCGTGCTGCCGTTCGTGTTCATCCCGAACACCGACGTCGCGAAACAGATCACCGGCGATCTCAAGATGCGGCGACTCAACGTCGGCGGCGACGTGAAAACGTCGCCAACGTCCGACTTTGAGTGGCCCATCGTCGGGCTGCCGATCATGGACGCTGTCGTCCCGCTGCCCTGATGCCGATCACTGTCGAAGGCGCCCGGAACCTACGCCGCACCATGAAACGGGCCGGCGCCGACCTGGGCCAGCTGAAAGACGCCCACCAGGCGGCCGGCCGGATCGTGGTCGGCGCCGCCCGCGTGTCCGGGCCGGCCCGGTCCGGCGCCCTGGTCGGGTCGCTGCGCGCATCCCGGGCGGCCGCGTCGGCGACGGTCCGGGCCGGCGGCGCCCGCGTCCCGTACGCAAACCCGATCCACTGGGGCTGGCCCGGGCACAACATCGCGGCGCAACCGTGGGTCACGACCGCCGCCCAGGCGACCGAACCCGAATGGACCGCCGCCTACCAGACCGCCGTCGACCGCGTCATCGCCACCATTCAAGGAGTCTGACCCGTGGGTGCCCTGTCCCGTAAGCATTTCACCGTCGAGCTCGCCGACGGCCGGCGCTTCGATCTGGAGTCGTTGAACGTCGACCAGCTGGCCTACGAAACGACCCGCCGCAACAGGAAATGGCCCATGATTACCGAATCCGGGGTCGGCATGTGGTGGACGTTCCTCGCCTGGTCGGCGGCGAAGCGGACCGGCGTCTACGACGGCACCTGGGAAGCCTGGTCGACGTCCGACTGCGTCGACATCGACAACACCGACGCCGACGCCGACGACGGGGTCGACGGGGTCGCAGTGGACCCTACGAACCTGGCACCGTCTGGGAGCTCATCGTCGCCCTAGCACTGGCGACCGGGATCGCCCCGTCGGTCTGGGCCGCCGAAGATGACGCGACCATCGTCACCGCCCTAACACTGCTGGAACGTAACGCCGAAAGGAGATGACCCGATCATGGCCCGTACAGCGATCCTGGCGATCAAGATCATCTCCGACGCGACCGCGGCCGCGAAGGGCTTCGACCAGGCGTCGAAGAAGTCCTCGTCGTGGGAACGGGGTCTGGCGAAAGCCAACAGCGCAGCGAAAGTCGTCACGACGGGCCTGATCGGGATCGGCGCCGCCGCCGCCAAACAAGCCTCGGAGTTGCAGCAGAACGCCGGCGCCGTCGAATCAGTGTTCGGCTCGTCGGCCGACGCCGTTATGGGCCTCGCCGGCGCCGCCGCCCAGTCCGTCGGCCTCGCCACGTCCGAATACGCCGGCCTCGCCGCAACCCTGGGCGCCAGCCTGAAAAACCTCGGCGTAGACCAAGATCAACTAGCGGGCACGACCGACTCCCTGATTACGACCGGCGCCGACCTGGCCGCCACGTTCGGCGGCTCGACCGCCGACGCCGTCGACGCCCTGTCGGCCGCGTTCCGCGGCGAGTACGACCCGATCGAGAAATACGGGATCTCGATCAAACAGTCGACCGTCAACGCTGCCCTGGCAGCGAAAGGGCAGGACAAGCTGACCGGGTCGGCCCGTACCCAGGCCGAAACCCAGGCGAAGCTGGCCCTAATCATGGAACAGTCGGCGGCCGCCCACGGACAGTTCGGCCGCGAAGCGGACACCGCCGCCGGCCAGCAACAGCGAGCCGCCGCCGAAACGAAAAACGCCCTGGCCGCCCTCGGCACCGTCCTGCTGCCGATCATCTCCCAGGCGGCCGCCCTGTTCGGCCAGCTGGCCCGTTTCGTCGGCGACAACGCCCGCACTTTCCAAATTCTGGCCGGCGTCATCGGCGGCCTGGCCGTGGCGATCATGGCCGTGAACGCTGCCGTCTCGATCTACCGGACGATTCAGTCTGTCGCGATGATCGCCACGAAAGCGGCGGCCGCCGCGCAATGGCTGCTGAACGTGGCGATGACAGCGAACCCGATCGGTATCGTGATTGTCGCGATCGCCGCCCTGGTCGCGGGATTCATCCTTCTGTACAAGCATTCCGAAGCGTTCCGCAACATTGTGCAGGCCGTCGGCCGGGCCTGTGTCGTCGCCTTTACCGCTGTCTGGAATGCGATCAAGATCGCCGCCGACTGGCTCGGCGGCCGGCTGGCCGCCGCCGGCCGGACCGCCGGCGCCGTCATCTCGGCGGCGATCCTGGGCGCCCGGATCATGATCGACGCCCTACGGGCCCGGGTCGATACCGTCATCGCCGCATTCCGGAACGCGGCCGCCGCCGCCCGGGCAGGCTTCGCCGCCGTGATCGCCGTGATCCGGCTCGTGATCGCCGCCAACATGCAACTAGCGGCGACGCTGCGCGGCGCCGTGTCGGCCGCGTTCCGTTCCGTCGCGAACGTGGCCCGGGCCGCATGGAACACGATCGCCGCCGGAATCCGCGTCATCTCATCGGCCGCGAAAGCGGTCGCCGCCGCCGTCGCCGCCGCGTTCCGGGCCGCCTTCGACCGGGTCGCCAGCTACGCCCACGCCGCCGCTAACGCGGCGATGGCCCCGTTCCGCGCGTTGCAGTCGCTCATCGCGTCGGTCCTGTCGGCGATCTCACGGATCCACTTCCCGTCGCCGCCGTCGTGGCTCAACAAAGCGATTAAGGGGCCGGCGGTGTCGTCGAGCTCGACCACGCCGGCGGCCGGTCTGCTGGCCGGCCCGGCCGGCCGGACCGCGACGACGACGACCCGGCCGACCGGCGGGATCACTATCAACGTGTCCGGCGCCCTCGACCCCGAAGCCGTGGCCCGGCAGCTCACGACCCTGCTCGGCAGCGCCGGCCACCGCCGCCGCGGCGTCGTCCGACCCCTGCGGACCGGCGCCGCATGATCGCCGCCAGCTGCGAAGTGTTCCTCGACGGCGCCCTGTTCGCCTCGACCCCGGCCGACGCGGTCGAGCGCCGGCCCGTCGTGCTGGCCCCGCTGGCGATCGAGTGGGGCCGGTCCGACTCGACCGAACAACCCGACGCCGGCACCGCATCTTTCACCGTCCGGGTCTGGGATCCGCCCGACGATCTGCTGTCCCTGGTCCACGTCGGCACCGACGTGCAGATCTGGGCGGCCGGCAGCATTCCCCTGGCCGGCGACCCGGTCGGCGCGAACACCTACGTCGACGGCACGTTCTCGACCCAACCGGACGGGCCGGCGGCGCCGGCCGTCGTGCAGCTGGGCGCCGGCACCGCCGGCCGGTTCACCGGGCAGGCCCTGGTCGTCGACCCGGCGAACACCGCCGCGACCGGCTGGGCCGCGGTCCCGCCGGCCCCGTTCACCGCCGACCCGTCCGGCTGGGACGGGATCGCCGCCGCCGCCCCGGGCCAGTCGTGGCAATGGCAGGCCCTGGTCGACGCCCCGGCCGGGCACCGTTTCACCCTGACCCTGTCCGGCTGGACCGGCCCCGATCCGGCGACCCGGATCCACGTCGCCACCCTGCGGACGATCACCGCCCCGGGCGGCCCCGTCCCCTACACCGACACGCTCACGATCCCGGCCGGCCTGCCCGGGCCGGTCTGGCTCGGCCTCGGCGTCGACGTGACGTCGGCCGGCGGCCGCTGGGTCGACGCCGTCGGCACCTGGGACGCCGCCGTCGGCACCTGGGACGACGTCGCGGCCGCGACCGCCACTCTCGACGACCTGTCCCTGGCCCCGTTGCAGGCGACGACCCGCCGCGTCCTGGTCCATTCCGGCGCCGTGTCCGACCTGGCCTGGGCTGCGGTCGACGACACCGCCGTCGATATCGGTCTGATCGCCGTCGACATGGCCGGCCCCCTCGGGCACCGGGTGATCGGCGACGAACCGTGGCCCGTGCAGACCGTGGCGGCCCGGGCCGCCCGGATCATCGAGCTCACCGGAATGCCAGTCGACGTCGACGTCGACGCCGGCGTCGCCGACGTCCAGCTGTCCGGCCGCGACGTCGACGCACAAGAGGCACTCGGCCTGCTGCGCGACATCGCCCAGTCGGCCGGCGCCGTCCTGTGGCCCGCCACCCATGCCGCGACCGGCCCCTATCTGTGGCTCGAAGATCCGACGACCCGGGCGTCGGTCCGAGAGTTCACCTGGGACGACGCGACCGGCTCGATCATCATCGTGAACCCCCGCGACCCGGGCGCCGGGCTGGCGATCATCTCCGCCTGCGACATTCTCCGCGACCCCGTCGTCTGGCGACAGTCGACCGGCGACGTCACGACCCTGGTCGACGTCACCTGGCAAGAACAGACACTCGACGACGACGGCCTGCTGGCCCCGACCGAACGACACGTGACCCTGACGAACGATCCGGCGATCGCCGTATTCGGCGTGAACCGGCTGTCCCTGGGCACCGAACTCATCTCGGAAGCCGACGCGACCGCCCTCGCCGCCCGCCTGCTCGACTCCGCGTCGCAGCTGCTATGGCGGGTCGACGGCGTCACCTACGACACCCTGCTCGTCGACGATCACATCGAGTCGCTGTCCGCGCATGACCGAATGGCCACGCTGATGGACCTACTCGACGGCACCCGCAGAATCGGGCTCGGACTGTCCCTGATCGACCTACCCACCTATGCGCCGATCGCCGGCGACACCGCCGGAACCTACGTCGAAGGCGGCACCTACCGCTACGAGAACGACGGCTGGTCGCTGGCCCTGAAACTGTCCCCGACCCCGTCCGCGGGCACGTCGGCGACCTGGGATGAGATGCTGCCCGGCTGGGCCTGGGACGAGATGGCCGACGGGATCAGCTGGGCCGACGCGACCGGAACGGGGGTCGCCGCCTGATGTCCGCGTGCCCGTACTGCTACGCCGCGATCAAGTACGTGACCGACGACGCCGACCCGCGCCGCCGGATCGCCGTCGACCCGCTGCCCGTCCTCCACCCCGGCCCGGGCGATCTGCTGGTCGTGGCGATCATGCGGGCCGCCGTGGCCCGCGGCACGACCCCGACCCGGACCGGGCACCGGATCACGCGCGGCGAGCTCCCCCCGGTCGGTTACCTGACGTACGTCGACCACCTGGCCCTGTGCGAGCAGCTGGCCCCCGACCATCCCCGCCGGCCCGGCCGCACCGCCGCCGACGCCGACAGTCTGTTCTGACTAGGAGACACCGTGGGCACAACCCCGAAAGCTGCGATCCCGTACGTCGAAGGATCGGACGACATCAACGCCTACCCGGTCGCCGACAAGGCGGCCGCCGACCAGGTCGAAGCACTGCTGTACCCGACGGTCTGGTCACCGCTCACCGCGACCGGGCCCGGCTCGATTGTCTACGCGACCCTGGGCGGCCTGCTGGTCGTCCAGGTCGATATGACCGGCGGGTCGTGGGCGGCCGGCACGATCTACAACGTGTCGGCGTCGCCGCTGCCCGCCGCCCTGCGGCCGGCGAAAACGATCCGCGGCTACGCCGACCTGGGCGGCTACCAGGGCGGCGGCTACATCGGCACCGACGGCGTCGTCGGATTCCGACATCAGTCCGGCGGCACCCGCACCAACCTCAATATGACCCTGATCGGCCTCATCAAATAGGAGCAACGATGGCCTACTACGACGTATCGCAGCTGGCAGCAGATCCCGACTTTCTGCTCAGGGTGGCGGCCTGCTACTCGACCGAAACGGCCGGCGCCGCCGGCGCCGAGTATCCGACGGCCTGGGCGGGCGAACACGTCTGGGCGATCGCCGGCGCCCCAGGTTTCGGCGACGCCTACGCGTCCGCGGTCGCCGGCGACGTCCCGAATCCCGGCCGTGACCCGGCCGTCATCTCCGATGAGGAGATCCTGGCCGCCGTGCAGGCCGTCGGCGTCTCGTGACCGGCAGCTGGTGGGCACTGCTGCGGCCCTGGCCGCTGCTGATCGGCGCCGTCGTCGCGATCGCCGCCGCCGTCCTCGTCGACCCGGCCCAGGCCGGCGGGCTGGCGATCTCGCTCGCCGTCCTCGGCGCCGTCTGCCTGGGCGCCTTCATCGCCCTACTGGCCGTCGGCCTGCGGGCCACCCCACCCGACAAGGACGTCTGATGCCGCCCGACGCGCCCGCCGTACCGCTACGCGACACCGCCGTCGAGCTCCTGACCCGCCGGGCCGGCCTCGACCATGACCAGGCCGTGACCGTGGTCGTCGTCCTGCTGCCCTGGCTGGTCCGACGCCTCAAAAGGCTGTCCTGATGGCGCCGGCGACGTACGGGCAGACCTGGTGGCGCGACGGCTACGCCTGCGGCTGCATGATCTTGTCAATCGAGGACGTCATAGAGCCGCGCCTGCGGGCGGCCGGCCATCTCGGCCCCGACGAACGGGTCGACGCCTACCAGCAGGCGTACTCGTCGGGCGTGCCCGCGTCGGCCGGAACCCACGGCGGCGGCGGCGCCCTCGACCACCGGAAGGCATCCGACGGCGAGACGATCATCTGGCGCGAATGCGGAGTGGCCGACTGGCAGCGCGGCACCCCCGAAGATGACGCCTTCGACGATCACAATCACGGCATCTGGCAGGGCTGCCCGCACCTGTCCGACGACGCCGCCGGCCAGCTGGACCAATACGAGGCCGGCTGCGACGGACTGGCCGGCTGGGGCCCCGACCAATCGCCCGACGTGGCCCCGATCACCTGGCAGGCCGCTTACGACAAGTACGCCGACCCGACCCCCCCCGAACCGGAAGGACTGCTCGGCATGACACATATCGTCGGAATGCGACGCGGCAACGACTGGACCATCCCCGCCCAGACTGACGGCTGGGACGTGGCCCTGCCACTCAATGACGACGGCGCATCGACCGCCTGCCAAGACACCGACGATGGTCTCGTCATCATGACCGCATGTCTGACCGTGTCCGGGCTCAAGGACGGCGAAGCCTTCGACCTGGCCTGGGCGATCGTGGACACGAACTACGAAGGCGGCGACGCGAAGTGGCCGGGCGGCTGGGCGACCCGCCGCGACGCCCGCCGCGCCGTGGCCGGCGACGCCGGCTACCGGACCGTTGAAGCGACGTTCGCCGGGAAGCTAGGCAAGGCCGGCGCGGGCCGGTCGAAACGGCTGCGGCTCGTCTATCAGACCGCGTCCAAGACAGCCAAGCTAGGCAGCCTGACCGTCGAAGGCGGCTACTAGTCGATGCCGACTCCGCTCAGAATCGCTCTCACAGAACTGTCGGGGCCGCCGTGACCCTGACCACGCTCAGTTACGGCGGCGGCGTCCAGTCGACGGCGCTGCTAGTCCTCGCCGCGACGGGCCGACTGGCCGTCGACGTCGCAATCTTCGCGAACGTCGGCGACCACGCCGAACACCCCGCCACCCTCGCCTACGTCCGCGACGTCGCGGCCCCGTACGCCGCCGCCCACGGCGTGGAACTAATCCAGCGGGGCCGCGGCGGCGCTAATCCTGACCTGTTCGACCGGCTGGCCGGCCCGGGCGGATTCCTCGGCATCCCCGTCCGAATGGGCGTGTCGGGCGCACCGGGCCGCCGGTCCTGTACCCACGATTACAAGCTGGTCGTCGTCGGCCGTGAACTGAAAGCACGCGGCGCGACCCCGGCCGACCCGGCTACCGTCATGGTCGGGATCTCGACCGACGAGATATCCCGGGCGAACAATCGCCGCGCCCTGCCCTACGAGACGGTTACCTATCCGCTGCTCGATCTGCGTATGTCGCGGACCGACTGTGCCCGGACGATCGCCGCCGCCGGCCTGCCCGTCCCGCCTAAGTCGTCGTGCTGGTTCTGCCCGTTCCATTCACGGGCGACCTGGCAAACGATGCGGACCGATGACCCGGCGATGTTCGACCGGGCCTGCCAGCTAGAGGACACCCTCAACGCGAAGCGGGCCGCCGGCGGCCGCGACCCGGTCTGGCTCAGTAGTGCCCTGATTCCGCTGCGCGCCGCCGTCCTCGACCACGCGACTCTGCCTTTCGACGACCCCGACCCGGGCTGCGATTCGGGCTGGTGCATGACATGACCGTGCGGCGCGCCTACCGCGCTGGCGATTCAACGCCGGGCAAAGTAACAGCGGGCCCCCCGAAGGGGGCCCGCTAGACGCTGGACCGGCTCTGATTCCGGGTGACCGCGCGGACCTCACGCTATCACCCCCGACTACCGAGGTAGCCGCCTAACACGCGGTGTCGTCGCGGGTTAGAGCCGCATCACTTCCCCGTGCCCGGCCGGCTGCGTGATTCCAGCGGCCGCGCACGTCGAGTCTGTCGGCCGCGTCGCTTACCTAGAAGGATGGCCCGACGACGCCCTACGGAACCTGAGAGACAACAGGGTGCCCGACAGACAACCCCACCCGGCCCTGCGACCGACTAATATCCGGCGCTCATCGTTCAACGCGTACCGTGGCTCCGAAGTGAGACCATGCACGCTGCGGTGATCCTGTGAATTACAGGGTCACCGCTGCCCGCCCCCGTTCACCAAAGTGAGAGCCGTTCCCGCCGGACTGTCCCCGCCGGCCGCTAGTCTCCCCCGCGTGACCCCCCGCGAGAACTTCGACGACTACGCCGTGCAAGTGCTGACCGACCGACTCGACCAGCTGACCGGCCGTCGTCAGCTGGCGATAGCTCTCGGCCACCTGTGGCGACGCGCGATCCTGGGCCCGCCCGCCGCCGACGACTGGCTGCGGACCGTCCTCGGCGTCGAGTGGCTGCAATGGTGACCCCGCGGCCCGCATCGTGGGAAGTCCGCCCCGACCGGCTGCCCGTCGACGAAGCGCAGCTACTCGACGGCTCGGCGCTCGACGTGCTCGGCGTGGTCGCCCTGGTCCTGGCCGACTACCTCGTCGACGACGTAGCGGCAGTCGTGGTCACGATGGCGATCTATCGCCGGCTCACCGACCGGGGCCTGATCTGTCGACAGGTTGACCCCGGCCGGCGGCCGGGCGAATAGGTCGGCATCCCCCGACGCGACCCACTCGCAACACACACCGGGTCGGGCCCGACGTAGGGCGGCCAGCCAAGTGCGTGCACAAGTATGTACCCACACCCGGCCCCGGCGACCGACCCGACCCGGGTCAGTCGTCGGGGTATACGCGCCGTCGTCGGCACGTCACACCTCCCGGCCGGACACACGCACGAACCGCAGCCGGGACAGCACGGCGTCACGGTGGGCCCGCTCGTCGGGTCGCAGCCCGACGTGATTGATCCGCGCCGACTCCTCGTCGTGGTACGGGTCGCCGTCGACCCACGCCGCCACGGTCGCGACGACGTTCGCGCCGAACAGCTCGACGTCGTCGTCGTCCTCGAACCCCGGCACGCCGGCCGCGGCGAGCTCGCTGATCCGTCGGTAGACGCGCTGCCGTTCGGCGTGCATCGTGGCGCTACACGTGCCCGGGTCGCCGCACACCCGGCGGTCGCCGCCGACGAAACACACCGCCGCCGGCGGCGCGTCGGGCCCGTACGCCACACAGGACCAGCGACCGGCTACCGATCCCACGGGCCCGGCGCCTTGACCTGGTTCACGACCAGCGCACCGACCCGTCGGGCTGCGGCCTGAGCCGCGACGCGTCACCGCCCGCCAGCCTGCGCGCCTCGGCCATCGCGGCCGGGGCCACCCTGACTACTGCTATCGGCTGGGCGGGCGGCGGCGCCGCTGGCCGTGCTGCTCGGATACGTCGGACCACCCGGGCACACTAACGCTTATGCCGTACACCGTCGCAACCCCCCGCTGATGCGGGCCCGCGACGCCGGCCGCGAGAGCCACCGCCGCGGCTGGTCGGGCTGGACCCAGACTGCGGCGACCGCGCCACGCTGCGACCGCTGCGGCAAGGCACACCGACCCGACGTCAAGTGCTGGCGCGGTCGACGGGTCGACCAGCTGCGGGTCGCCGTGCTGCAGATAGACCCAGTGTGCTGGCTATGCGGCGGCGTCGGCGCCGACTCGATCGACCACGTCGTGCCGCGATCTCTCGGCGGCACCGATGAGCTCGACAATCTCAGACCGGCACACCGCGCCTGTAATGCGCGACGCGGCAACCGCCGCGGCGGCGAACGCGCCGAACACATCGACGCGACGTCCTGGTTCCTTTGACGCACCCCCCGCCCTGGCGCCTCGCGCCCTCTTCCT